TGCCCATAACCCAAAAGCAGGCGAGCCAAGTTCCTGGTGCAAAGGACCCCAAAGGATCCCTTACACGTTCAGAAAACTTGTAAAGCTCTCAACCATGCCCGACCGAGGCCAGGCATGGTATCCCGCACTCCAGAGGTTGATATCTCTGAAAAGTAAGTCGACGCCAGCAGCAGTCGCAGAACGACTCAGCGTGATTAGCGGCAGCTATGAACCGATAAGAGCTTCATGGACGTTGTGCCACGGAGAACCCACTGACCTGTGGAGACCCCGCACCGCCCTGAAATTCCGCCAGTTCAGAAGCCACCTCATCCGCTTAGCGCATGAAGGCCCGAAAGCCCTCTCGAGCATCGCCCACGAGATCCGCACGACTGCTTTAGAATCCAGACTCCTGCCAAAGAAGACTGCTCGCAAAATGTTCCTAGCGAGCACAGTGGCAAGAGCGGTCAACTGGACCGTCACAGAAAGCGAAAAACTTGCTGCTGTTGATGGTGCGGTTGCGCGTTTCAAACAAGAGGCACCACCCCTTCCGCCACACCTATTAAGTGGGCTGAGGAAGTACGTCCTCGAAGTACTCCCCTGTTCGAAACGCTCAACGGGAGATCATCAACCGCCCGTTCCTTCACGGAAATCATGCTGCTCGGCCACCAGAAAGGATGGTGGCGTCGCTGCAGCATTGATACATCGCTGGAGAAACGAGCTGTTTGATGAGACAATGACGCTTGGACAAATTCCCTACATGGAGCCGGAACAACTTGCCAACGATGACGTTGAGAAGCTACTCGAGCAGAGCGCGGAAAGGTACCGCGTACTGCAAGAGCGTCTTGATGCTTCAAATCAAGGTCTCGAAGGCCCGACTCAGGAAGATATCCTACGTTACTTTGTCGAAGATATCGAATGCGATCTTCCCCCCATTGCTCCACTCAGTGTGGTGGAGTTGGGGAAAATACGCATTGCGACACTCCACTCCCCCGAGGAGGTGCAAGTCGCAAGAGACCTGACGAGCAGTTGGATGTCATTGCTCAAATCATCTATTGCGACACGAGACACACTCTTAGGTGCGGAAATTACTTTGGAATCAGAGGGCGAAGGAGCTCTGCTCTACTCTGCCGACCTATCCAAAGCCACCGACTACATCTCGCATGACCTGGCTCAACACATAGCTGGCTTGCTATGTGAAAAGTTCAATAGTCAGGAGATGCTACCCGTTGTGCGTGCACTCTTCGGACCTCATCAGTTACCTGATGGTACCCGTACTACAAACGGGATCCATATGGGCCTGGGGCCCACATGGATAGTCCTAAGCATCCTCAACGGCTTTGCAGCTTGGTACGCGGGAGCAACGAAACACTCCTACGCAGTGTGTGGTGACGACCTTGTCGGATTCTG